AAATCATATATTTTTAATGATAGTTCTTTTAGATTATATTCTTTTATTTGTTTCATAATAATTCTTTTCCTTTTAAATATTCATCTATTTGACTATCTATTTTAGATACTGTTTGTTTAGGTCTATCCCACTTCTTTTGATTTTTTGACCAGCGCAATAATCTTAATTTTATTTCAAATGTACTTTGTTTTTGATATCTCATTTTCTTTTTACCTTCAGTCCAATAATTAATAAAATCTTCTAACATATCTTTTGGATAATCAAAAGTCATAACTTCAGCAATAAATTTTTCTTTAGTTATATTTATATTACTTGTATTATTAATACTTGTATTATTCTCTTTGCTTATTTTGTATATAGACCTATCATCATTTTGGACTATACCTATCTTTCTTTTAATCACTTGTTTTTTTTCATTACGTTCTACTTCTATATTTATAAAACCTAATTTATTTAAATCACTAATCCATCTACTTACTGTATTTTTACTAACTCCATACAAATCAGCAAAGTAATTATTAGCTGCATAACAATACCCAAGTTTACCACTTAATGCAGTTATTTCACCATATAATAACTTAGCATTAGGTTTTAAACTAGAATACCTTACATCTGCTGGTATAATTGCATAATAATTAGGTTTATCCTTCATAAGTTTTATAATCTATTTTATGATCGTATTTTTCAAATGCTTTTTTTATAGTATTTATATCTCTTTCAAAATTAAAAACACCTACAAAAAATTCATGTTTATATTTACCACAAGTAACTGTAATTGTAATATCAGGTGCTTCACAATAAATTGTTTTAATTTTACTTACAATATTAGTAAATTTATTTTTATGTAAAATTTTACGCTTTTTATTTCCTTTTAATAGCTTTGCAAATGCTTCATCATATTTATCTTGGTATATTTTCCAACCATCATAATTGTTTTCATGATTTCTCATATAATGGTTCATACTTGTTCTATCTCTGTTAATACGTTTTGCAACTTTTACTTTATGTATTCCTAAATGTTTCATAGATAATACACAAGCTATTTGTCTAGCTAAATTTAGTTCAAATTTTCTGCTTCTTGTTTTTAATAATTTATAATCTACATTACAAACTTTGCTTGTAATATTTAATACTCTATCTATTTTTTGTAATTCATTCATAATTAAGTGTTTAAAAAAAGAGGTGTAGTACCAAGTTGTAAAATTAATTTTATGTTAATACTAATTTCTGTTGTTGTTTATCAATATCTACACCTCTTATAATTTAAAATGGTAAATCATCTGTATTTTCGTTTGACTTACTTTTATCTTCTTTCATAATAAACTCTATCATTTTTTCTGTTGCTATAAATACTTCTTCTAAACTAGCTTCAGCACCTTTAAGATATTCTACTGCTGTTTTTAATGTACTTTGTCTTATAATTAATCTTTGTCTATCAGGGTTTTCAGCAGCACCTTTTGTAAAAGAATAATTATCTTTATTGTAATATGGTTTAATTTTAGGAAATTTACCATCTACAAATTCATATTGCACTTCTTCACCTACAACAAATTTTTCTTGATCTTTTGTTTTAGATGAGTATTCACCTACATTTCCATTTTCCATTTCTACTTCAAATTTGTAGAACGTACCACCAAATTTACTATCCCAAGTACCATTTGCTTGTACACTTTTTACTTTACTTGTTTTTAATAACGCCATTTTTATATATTTAATATTTATTGTTTTTTAAGGTAAACAATTTTAACCTTTATATCTTTCTTCATCTTGTCTAATTTCAAGATAGTTTTCTCTTTCTTTAGCTTCATATTCTCTTTCTTCTATTTCTTCACATTCATAACCACATTCAGAACATACTCTATCTATTGCTTCTGCACCTTCTCTGCATTTACTACAAAAAGCACTATCATCATAATATCTAGCTGAACAACAATTACTTACTTCTTCATCTAATTGTTCTATTTCAGCACCACAACAATTACTTACATAATAACTACACATAATACATTACTATTTTTGTTATAGCTACAACAACAGTAACAGTTGCTACTGCTAATGCAATATTTACTATATCATTATACATTTCATCTTTTAGGTTTATAATATCATAATCTTCATAGTTATTAGCAAACCATGATACATCATAACTATAATATTTATCTCCTATATGTTCGTATGTTACTTTTCTTTGTTTAGTTGCTCTTTTTAGTTCAAAGAACTTTTTGTACTGTTCATTGTTAAATATATGAACTGCTTTTGTTTTCTTGTTAATTAATTTATACATTTTCTTATTTTTATATTCCTTTGTTTAGTATTTCTTGATTTTTTCCTATTTGTTCAAATAATTCTTTTTTATGTTCAGGAGTTAATCCTGTTCCTTTATTAAACCAATCTATTAGTGAGTTATTTAATTCTTGTAGGTTCTTTAAGAATATTATTCTTTCTTGTTGTTTTTCCGTGTGTGTGTGTTTCATTTTCTTATTTTTATTGTTAAACATGGTACAAATATACAATAAAATTAATTACTAACATAATTTGGTTAGAAAGTTATTAACAATTATAATGTTAAGAAAGTTATATAAATGTTGCTAATATAATAAGTACAAATGCCCATACTATTATTATAGGTAATTGATGCTTAGGTTTCATTATAAAGGCATTAAAAGGTTTATAGGTGTAGTACCACCAAGAATAACGCCACAAGCAATAGCAGGTTTTTTACCACGTTTAGCATAAGCCATAGCATAACTATCGTGGTCTATACCACAACCTACTTGCATTCCAAATACTCTAAAGTTTTGTCCAACGTATGTTTCACAATAAACTTGTGTATGTAAATGACCCTGTACTGTGTTCATCATATCAGCACGACATTTAGTTCTTGCAGTTCCTGCTTCACCATGAATATATTGTACACCATCTATTTCTAATCTATCTACAAAGTTCCAATTAGGTACTTCTAATACTTCTTTATATGATTTTATCCATTTACTTGGTATTAATGATGTTTGTGCTTTCCTCATAATCATTCTATCATGATTACCTAAAACTACATTAGCTTTTGGAAATGCTTTATACCAACGTGCTATTCTTTTTATAGCTACTTCTAATTCTTGTTTACCTGTATATTCAGCTTCTATATCTATTTCATGAAAAGAACTATAATGATTATCTACTATATCACCAATAAAAACTACTTCGTTACAGTTCCAAGTTTCATATTGTTCAATACACCAATCTAAATATCCATCTAAACAAAATGGTTCATGAAGGTCACCGATAACTAGAACATTTCTAGTTTCGGTTTCCCTCATTCTTTTTAGTGCCGCTATCTCATGCGGTTTTAATCTGTATCTATTATTTCTTTGCACTATCAGCTATACCTTGACCTATTACAAGTGCTATTATAGAGTATAATATAGATTGTGTTTCTTGTGGATCAAGTCCAAATTGTTCATGCAATAGTTGTACAATAATACCTGCTATTGTGTACCATGCTTTTTTTGATTTTAAAATTTTACCAATTAGAAAGTTTTTTAGTAATTCGTTCATATAATTTAATTTAGTTAATACTCAAAGTTATTTAATTATAAAGCCATATAACATCTTGGTCTTTATCTTTATCAACATCACAATGTATAAAAGTCTTAGCTATACCAATTCTATTAATACCTACATCTAATAATGATTTTACTATTAGTCCTCTATCTCTACTACCAATAGCTTGTATATCTGCTGCTAAACCTTTTGTATGTGATGAACCAACACGCCCACCAACTTTTTTATTCCATTCTTCTGTTCTATAACCACTATTAATTTTAAAAGGTACACCAGCATTACCTCGTGCATAATCAAGTTTTTCAATAAATTTTTTATTCATTTTATTACCTGATCCTATTACATCAGGACTATCAAATTCTTTAATATTAAAATATTTAAAGTCCAAATTATATGTAGTGAATTTTTGACACCTTAACCCCTTTAACTTCATGTACAAATTCTTTACGTACTTTAACAACTTGTTCATCTTGTTTTTTGTATTTAGGGTTTCTGCTATTCAGCTTGTTTTTTTTCGCCATACTTTACAAATTTATATATACTAAATGCTATTGCTAAAGTCAATGATATTAGTGTTAATATTTCGTTTACCTCAACTAAACTAATACCTATTGCAGTACCATTAGCTAGCGTTACTTGTGCGGTGTCTTGTATTTCTTTCATTCTTCTTTTTATTATCCTTACTCTTAATGTAAGTTTTTAATTTTATTTTATTTACTTCTTTTACTTTGTAATACTTTTTCATTAGTAACTAATATCAGGTGTTAAGAAATTTCTTAATCTTAATTTAGTATCTTGTTGTGATGGTCTTTCTAAATTCATTCCTGCATAAAAAGCATTTTTATCAGGTGATATATCTTCACCACCATCATTTGTACTGTATTCTGGATAGCTAGATGTGTTGTTTCTAAGGTGTTCAATTAACCTTTCTGTATAGTATTCAGCAGTATTTCTAACTTCTTCTCTAAGGTGTTGCGCTTCCTCTGTACTCAACGCTGTACCTGTTTCTGATGTCTTAGCATAGATGTTACCATTTTCGACCTTAAAACGCAAAAACGGTATGCAATGATAAAATGCCCAATTAGGTAACATATCACCTATATATTCATCTACAAGTGTTTTATATACTCCTGTTAATGTACCAGCAGTAATATCTGCTTCTAATTTCTTATATAGATCTGTTCCAAGTTTTGGTTCTACATATAACTT